GCTTGCCGGTCGCACGATCTGTGGCCGTTGCGGCGCCAACCTCGTGACCTTCGCCGACAAGTGCATCGCAGATCTCGATCAACGCTGTCCCGGCTTCGATGCCATCGATGCCGCGAAGATCGAAGCGAACAAGCAAGTAGGGCTGTCGTGAAGGCGTTCACCATCTGGCAGCCGTGGGCCTCGCTGATCATGGTCGGCGCCAAGCCCGACGAATTCCGCCCCAAGAGCTACCTGGAATACATCGCGGCGCCGCGCGTCGGCGACACGATCGCCATCCATGCCGGCGCGCGCAAGATCAAGCTGCCCGAAGTGCATGATTTGCTGACGCGCCTTGGTCGCGATGACGATCGGACGGCGCTCGTTCCCGCCCTGGCGCTCCCGCTGCTCGAACGCATCCTCAATGCGCCGATCGGGCAGCCGGTCGTGCCGCTGATGCATCTGCTCGGCACCGCCGTAATCGGCGAGCCGCAGCTCGCCTGTGACCGCTTCAAGATGCAGGTCGCGGATAGCGACCGCGGCGCCTTCGACTGGGCCTGGCCGCTCTCCGATATCCGTCCGTTCGTGCGCCCGATCGAGATGCGCGGCGCTCAGGGATTCTGGGATGTCAGCGACGGCGTCGTAAGCGAGGCGCTCGCCGCATGAACATCATCCCGTTCCATCCCTATGCCGACATCTTCCCGCTGATGCAGGGCGCGGAATTCGACGCCATGGTGGAAGATGTCCGCCTGCGCGGCATCAAGAACAAGATCAAGCTGTTCGAGAACCAGATCCTCGACGGCCGCAACCGCTTCCGCGCGATGGTCCGGCTCTTGGAGACCGGCGCGATCCTCGGGCCCGGCTGGGGTGTGTGGGCGGGCGGCGTGCTGCCCGAACACATTCTGGAAATCGACGCGATCCATCATCCGTTCGCGCGCTTCTATCCGGACGAAGAGGGCGACCCGCTCGACTATGTCGAGAGCCTCAACATACACCGGCGCGATCTGACGCCGACGCAGCGCGCGATGTGCGCCGCCGAGGTCGAGCAGCTGCGTCACGGCGGCCGCCGCGCACCCATTCCGGATCCGGAGCAAGCTGCAAATTTGCAGCTTGACGGCATCGCCCCGCCGGAGCCGCAGCGCCCGGCCGAAACGCGCGCCGACCTGGCGGAAAAGTATCACGTCTCCGAACGCATGATCGCCGACGGCGCCAAGGTGCGCGACCAGGGCGCGCCGGAATTGAAGGAAGCCGCGAGGCAGGGCGAGATCGTCGCCGACGTCGCGGCGGCCGTCGCCGAGCATCTGCCCAAGGCAGAACAGACGGCGCTGATCGAGAGCCTGCCGCGCGACGAAGACGGCAAGCTGACGCCTGATGCCAAGAAGCAGGTCAGGGCGCTCGCCAAGGAACTGCGAACAGAGACGCAGGCAGAGAAGAAGGCGCGCCGCGACGAACGCGAGCGCGAGCAGGGCCAGCGTCAGCTCGCGCTGCCGGACACGAAATACGGCGTCATCGTCGCGGATCCGGAGCACGACTTCGAGCCGCGCAGCCGTGAAACCGGCATGGACCGGCACGTGGCCAATCATTATGCGACCTCGGCGCTCGAATTGATCATGGCGCGCCGTCCTGACCTCGATGCCCTGGCCGACAAGGATTGCGTGCTCGGTCTCTGGGTCACGGATCTCGCCAATGGCCTGAAAATCCTCGAGGCGTGGGGCTTCACCTTCAAATCCTATTTCGTCTGGGTGAAGGACGTCGTCGATCTGGTCATCGATCCGGCGACGCTGAAGGCACTCGGCTTGCCCGACCGGCGCTATCTGCAGGTGGTCGGCGCGCCGGGCATGGGTTTCTGGAATCGCGATCGCGATGAGCTGATGCTGATCGGCGTGCGCGGCAATCCGCCATGCCCGGCGATGGGCACGCAGGGCGAGAGCGTCTGGTTCGCGGCGCGGCCGCACGTCGAAGGCACCAACAAGGACTGGAATTCGGCCAAGCCCGATATCTGCTTCGGTTGGTTCAACCAGCACTTCCCGACCATCCAGAAAATCGAACTCAACGCGCGCATTGAGCGTGACGGTTGGGATCGTTGGGGCCTTGAGGCGCCGGAGAGCGAGGCGGCTGCGATCGCGCCCGATGACGTCTGGAACGACGTCGACCCAGCCACCGGCCAGGTGCCGCCGATGCCTTGGTCCGCCGGAATCGATGCTGACGCGGAGGCCGAAGAGGCCGCGCGTATCGCCGCGGAGGGCACCGATGCGTGAGCTGATCGTCGACCTTTTCGCTGGCGGCGGCGGCGCCTCGCTCGGGATCGAACAGGCGCTTGGCCGCTCGCCCGACATCGCGATCAATCACGATGCCGAAGCGGTCGCGCTGCATCAAGCCAACCATCCGCACACACGCCATTTCGTGAGCGATGTGTGGGAGGTCGATCCGAAGCGCACGTGCGCCGGCCGGCCGGTCGGGCTGCTGTGGGCTTCGCCCGACTGCAAGCACTTCAGCAAGGCCAAGGGTGGCCAGCCGGTCAAGGCGCGCATTCGCGCGCTCGCCTGGGTGGTGGCGAAGTGGGCGCGCGACGTGCGGCCGCGCGTGATCATCATCGAGAACGTAGAGGAATTCGCCGACTGGGGGCCGCTGGTCCAGAAGGTGGATGCCTTCGGGGTGAAGGTCTACGACCTTCACGGCAGCCCCGTGATGGTGCCATGCAAGAAGCGCAAGGGCGAGACCTTTCATCGGCTGCGCCGCCAGTTCGAGCGTTATGGCTATGTCGGAGAATGGCGCGAGCGGCGCGCCTACCGGACCGGCGCGGGCACGATCCGCAAGCGGCTCTATTGGATTTTGCGTTGCGACGGCCGTCCGATCGTATGGCCGTCCGACACGCATGAGGACCCGAAGAAGAACACCGGGTTGCTGCCCTGGGTGACCGCTGCAGACTCCATCGACTTCTCGCTGCCGTGCCCCTCGATCTTCGAGACGGCGGCCGAGATCAAGCGCAAGCACGGCGTGCGCGCCATCCGCCCGCTCAAGACGAAGACGATGGCGCGCCTGGCCAAAGGCACGTTCCGCTATGTGATTGATAGCGCCGAGCCGTTCATCATCCCGGTGACGCACGGCGGCGACATCCGGGTCAATCCGGTTGGCGAGCCGCTGCGCACCGGCACTTGCGCGCGGCGCGGCGAGCATGCGCTGGTCACGCCATTCGTCACCAAATTTCGCAGTGGGGCAACCGGTCAGCCGCTGACCGAGTCGCTCGCGACCATCACCGCGCACCACAGCGAAGTGCACCCGGCCGGCATGGCACCGCTCGGCCTGGTGACGCCGTTCCTCGTGCCTCGCTATCAGGAGCGACCGGGGCAGGAGCCGCGCACGCGGTCGATCGAACTTCCCGTCGCGACGCAGGTACCGGGTGGCAACGAAGGCGTTCTGGCTGTCCCGCATCTGATGACGATGCGCAATGCCGACAAGCCGCACGAGGCGGCGAATAAGCCGGCTCACACCCTCACGGCTGGCGGCGCGCGTCCGACCGTCGTCGCGGCGTTTCTGGCGCAGCACAACACAGACATGGTCGGCCACGACACGCGCGAGCCGGTCAGCACGATCGTGCAGAAGGGTTGCACGCAAGGCGTCGTCCAGGCCGAGCTTGCGGCGTCGGCCGGCGTGCTCAATCTCAAGGGCAGTGATCGCCGCGCGTCGTCGATCGAGGCGCCGACGCCGACGGATACAGCACAGGGGCGCCACATCGGCGAGGTGCGGGCGTTCCTGACCAAGTATTATGGCGAAGGTCTTCCAAGCCAGGCTTGTGATGAGCCGGTCCATACCGGCACGGCCAAGCCGCGGTTCGGTGTCGTCGAAGCGGTGGCCCTGGCCCCTCCGTTTGGCCCGGAGCATTGGGAGCGCGCGCGCAAGGTCGCCGATTTCCTGCGTTCGCACGGCTATTGGGATGAGCGCGAGTTCGTGACCATCGAGATTGGCGGCGTCACGCTCGTCATCGTCGACATCGGCATGCGCATGCTGACGCCGCGCGAGCGCTACAACGCACAAGGCTTCCCGCCCGACTACAAGATCGAGATCATGGTCGACAAGACCGTGCGCGGCCGCCTGGTGCGCAAGCCGCTGTCGGCAGAGGCGCAGGGCCGCATGGTCGGCAACTCGGTCTGCCCGACCGAGTCATGTGCGCTCGTCGCGGCGAACTCCAATGACCTCGCCGTCACCCGCCGGAGGGCGACGGCATGAGACTAGGTATTGCTGTCCTTTGCGTTGGAAAGGCGCAGTTCTACGGCCGCCAGATTCCGCTCCGATTCTGTTTTCGCGGGATCGATGGCATTCCAGGCGAGGTCAAATTCGGCAATCGCATCGTCAGCGTCCGCTTGTCGCATCATCAAAATTCCCCCGTGCTTATCGGCCGAGTGCTGACCCAACTGGATTTGAATATCTTGTCCCAGCGAGCGAAGTCTGTTGATCGCATTGTTCAGTGCCAACCCCTCTGCTGTGACAGCCAAATTGCCGGCGCTCGGAAATGCGTGCGAGCGAGCAAGGGTGGCAAACTTCTCGGTGTTGGTTCCGGCGATTGCTCGGAGCTTATCATCCAGCGCATCACCAACGGCGTCAGCTTCCTGCAGCCGTTCAATCCGCTGAACCAGTTGGGTCCGCTCGATGGAGATTTCCCACGTCTTCTGAATCGCGAGTTGCGATTTCGTGAGATCTATCTGTGCCCAGACAGCGCTCCACGCCAACCATCCTGCGAACAGGGCGCCACCCGCGCCGATCAGGCCTCCCGACAGATTTTCGTGGTTCGCAAGCACGCACCCGAGCCACTTCGGAAAAGCAGCCACACACTGTTGCGTCGTGGTGCTCACAATCATTCCCGCCTCCGCTCCCGCAAGAATGAGAAAAATGATGGTCGGAATACCTATTGCGAGCACTATTCCTTGGCGTGTCCTGCTCATCGCGACTTTTTTCCAATCACCCGTGCGGTCCGCTGTCGGCCGCTAGACACTAGGTATTCGTCCTTCTATCGGACGCGCTCGCTGCCGCGAACTGCGCCGGTCTTGCCGTTATGCGCCGGTGGCGACGGCATGAGGTCAATCTTCAAGGAGATCGCAGCCGACTTGCAGGCCGCTTTTAACGGTTTCGAAGGCGACTTGGCATTCGCGGCTTTCAGTATGTTCTCCGTTGATCGTCGCGTCCCAATTGGCCTTTTTGGTTGCCGCCGGGAAGACGTGGATCATCCTAACGGGTGGGCAAGCGCCGACGCGCTCAAGCGCCTGGTTTATGAAATCGGCGATTTGCTCCTTCGAGATCGACCGCTTCGCCATCGGCTTCCCCCTGTTTCGGGGAGCATAGCATGAACGCGCTTGCCCCCGCATCCGCGTTCACGCCTGGCTCTGATGACGCGCTGGCCGCGGCGCTGCTCGATGAGGCCGAGGCGGGCGAGCGCTTCCTGGCCTCCGGCAAGGTCGATGCGCGGCATGCGGCGACCTACCGCGCGAAGGTCTCGCTGCTTCGCGCCGCCGCGCGGCGCCTGGCCGAAGCGCCGTTGCCCTTGCCTGCGTCGATGTCTGACATCGTGGCCGACCCCTACCACGCATTCCTCGAGGCGAAGATTCCTGTCTCGCAACAGGACGGCTTCGAGGTCGACCACGCCGAGATCAATCCGGCGCTCGCGCCGTTCACGCGGCTGATCGTGCAATGGGGCCTGCGCGGCGGCCGGCGCGCCTACTTCCTGAATTTCGGGCTGCACAAGACGGTCACGCAGATTGAGCTGGCGCGTCTGGCGCTGAAGTACGGCAAGGGCCCGGCGCTGATCGTGGTCCCGCTCGGCGTGCGCCACGAATTCTTCGACGACGCGGCGCGCTTCTTCAGCGGCGATTTCGCGGTCCGGCTCAAGTTCATCTCGGCGACGCATGAGATCGACCCGGACGCCATCAACCTGACCAATTACGAGCCGGTGCGCGACGGCAAGATCGCGCCGTCGGCGTTCGGCTTTGCCTCGCTGGACGAGGCGGCCGTGCTGCGCTCCTACGGCTCGAAGACGTTCCAGCAGTTCCTGCCCAAGTTCGCGGGCGTCGCGATGCGCTTTGTCGCCACCGCCACGCCCTCGCCGAACCGCACCAAGGAGCTGATCCATTACGCCGGCTACCTCGGCATCATGGACACCGGCCAGACGCTGACGCGCTTCTTCATGCGCAACAGCTCCAAGGCCGGCGACCTGCAGCTCTACCCGCACAAGGAAGCCGAGTTCTGGACCTGGGTGCACTCCTGGGCGTTGTTCCTGCAACGGCCGTCCGATCTCGGCTTTTCGGACGAGGGCTATGCGTTGCCGCCGCTCGAGGTGCGCTGGCACGAGGTGCCGAGCGACCATTCGGCGATCGCGCCGGACCGCGACGGCCAGGGCGTGCTGATGCGCATGCCCGCGATGGGGTTGCAGCAGGCCGCCGCCGAGAAGCGCGACAGCCTTGGCACGCGGATCGCCAGGATGATCGCGATCATGAGCGAGGACCCGGCGGCGCACCGGATCCTGTGGCACGATCTGGAAGCCGAGCGCGAAGCGATCGAGCGCGCCGTGCCGACCGCGCGGTCGATCTATGGCAGCCAGGATCAGGCGCTGAACGAACGCAACGCGGTCGATTTCAAGTACGGGCGCTTTCCGTATCTCGCCACCAAGCCGTCAATGTCGGGCGCGGGCTGCAATTTTCAGCATCATTGCCATCACGCGATCTTCACCGGCGTCGGCTTCAAGTTCCACGACTGGATTCAGGCCATCCATCGGCTGCAGCGCTTCCAGCAGCCGCATGCCGTCGTCGTCGACTGCATCCATTCGGAGGCCGAGCGCGGCGTGGTCGCGGTGCTGAAGGAGAAGTGGGCCGAACACGACCGCCTGATGGCACGCATGAGCGAGATCATCCGGGAGTTTGGCCTCAACCATCGCCCGGCGATCGAGGCCTTGAAGCGCTCGATCGGCATCACGCGCGTGGAGGCGGCCGGCGCGAACTACCTGGTGGCGAACAACGACTGCGTCGCCGAAGCGCGGCGCACCGCCTCGGACAGCGTCGGGCTCGTCGTCACCTCGGTGCCGTTTTCGAACCACTACGAGTACACGGCGCAATACGAGGATTTCGGCCACACCGACGACAATGACCACTTTTGGCGCCAGATGGATTTCCTGACGCCGGAGCTGATGCGGATTCTGCAGCCGGGGCGGCTCGCCTGTGTCCACGTCAAGGATCGTGTACTGTTCGGCGCCGTCACCGGCGCCGGGGTGCCGACGATCTCGCCGTTCCACGCCGAAGCGATCTTCCATTTCCGTCGGCATGGCTTCGACTACCTGGGGATGATCACCATCGTCACCGACGTGGTGCGCGAGAACAATCAGACCTATCGGCTCGGCTGGTCGGAGAACGCCAAGGATTCGACCAAGATGGGCGTCGGCTCGCCCGAATACGTTATCCTGGTGCGCAAGCCGCAGTCCGACCGCTCGCGCGGCTACGCCGATACGCCGGTGACCAAGGCGAAGCCTGAGACGCGCGAGGTCGCGTCCTGGAGCGACCCGGCTGACGTGCGCGCCGAGCAGGTGCCCGGTAGCGGCTATTCGCTGGCGCGCTGGCAGGTCGACGCGCATGCGCTGTGGCGATCGTCCGGCAACCGGATGATCTCGCCGAAGGAATTCGCCGACGCCATCAAGCAGCTCGGCATGGAGCAGATCACCGCGATCTTCCAAAAGCTCTCGCTGACCGAGATCTATGACCACGAATACGTGGTGGCGCTCGGCGAGCACCTCGGCGACCGGTTGCCCAAGACCTTCATGGCGCTCTCGCCGGCCTCGGCGCACGGCGAGGTGTGGACCGACATCAACCGCATGCGCACGCTCAACACCGCCCAGGCGGCGCGGCGCGCACAACTGCACATCTGTCCGCTGCAGTTCGACATCGTCGACCGGCTGATCATGCGCTACTCGAACGAAGGCGACGTCGTCTACGACCCGTTCGGCGGACTGATGACTGTGCCCTATCGGGCGCTGATGCTCGGCCGCAAGGGCTGCGCCAGCGAGCTTGACCCGCGCTCTTTCGCTGACGGCGTGCACTACCTCGAAGCCTTCGAGCGCGGGCAGGCCGTGCCGACGCTGCTCGATGTGATCGGGGAGGGCGGGGCGGCATGACGACGGCAATCGCTTCAATCTGGACCAACATATCTTCCCTCGATGTAGCCCAGGTCGCCAAACAGTCGCTCCCAATAGTCAAAGGCGCCACGAAAAATCGTTTCGACGTGCTGGGACGCGCCGCCATCGACGACTTCAAGGTGAGTTACGGGACGGCCGGGCTCAACGAACTGCCAGACTACGGTCGCGGCGATATCAGGGTCAGCGCGCGCCGCACCCATATGCTTCGAGCCATTAGCAATCTGACGGCAGATGTGAAGCTCTCGACTGTTGCTAGCAACCTTGTCGCAGAAATTTTCCAAGTTTTTCCGATCGCTGTTTTTCAAATTGAAAGAAAAGCGTTCGGCAAGAACGGTTTTGAGCTCAACATCGGCGGCCCGCCAAGCCCAGTCGGCACAATGCCAGGCCGTTACAGCCGTGTTGAATGCGCTGTAAGAGATATGCGCGGCGCCCCATATGCCATTAGGGGCTTCTTTCAACAATTTCTCAAACTCTCCGATTTCCCACGCGAGCTTCAACAGCATGTGATGCGGCGTGGCCAAGTGAAACACCTGCGCCGGAGACGCGGGCAAATTTGGAATTGTGAACATACGTTGCTCCAAAACGTCTCTCTGAGCATAGCACGTTCGGAGGCCGCATGAGCCATGCCAGCCTAGCCCGTCTCGATCAAAGCCATCCCGGCGCGCCACCGCGGCTGCCGCCGGCCAACATCGAGTGCGAACAGGCGCTGCTCGGCGCGATCCTGATGAACAACGAGGCGTTCTACCGCGTCTCCGACTTCCTTGAGGCGGACCACTTCTTCGAAGGTGTCCATCAGACGATCTACGACATCGGCGCCAAGCTGATCCGCGCGGGCAAGACCGTCACGGTCGTGACGATCAAGACGTTCCTGCCCGCCGGCGAGGTGGGCTCGATGACCAGTGCGCAATACCTGGCGCGCCTAGCCGCCGAAGCAACAAGCGTCATCAACGCGGCGGACTATGGCCGCACGATCTTCGACCTGGCATCGCGCCGTGCCTTGCTGTCGATCGCCGAAGATATGCACGCGGCCGCCATGGATGCGCCGCCCGATCTGCCGCCGCGCGAGCTGATCGAGGATGCCGAGCGGCGGCTCTATGAGGTCGCGGAGGTCGGCCGCTATGACGGCGGCTTCCATCCGTTCGCGCATGCGCTCACCGTCTCGATCGACATGGCGGCGCGCGCCTATCAGCGCGACGGGCGCCTGTCAGGGCTCGCGACCGGTCTCGCCGATCTCGACCGTATGATGGGCGGTTTGCAGGCCTCCGACGTCATCGTGCTGGCCGGCCGGCCCGGCATGGGTAAGACTGCGCTGGCCACCAACATCGCATACAATGTCGCGTGCGGCTGGCGCGGCGAGATGGGCACCGATGGCCGCATGAAGACGGTCAACGGCGGCATCGTCGGTTTCTTCTCGGCCGAGATGTCGGCCGAACAGCTTGCGACGCGCATCGTCGCCGAGCAGACCGAAATCCCGTCCTACCGGATCCGCCGCGGCGAGATTTCGCCGGACGATTTCGAGCGCATCGCCCACGTCGCGCGCGAGATGCAAGGCCTTCCGCTGCACATCGACGAAACCGGCGGGCTTTCGATCGCGCAGCTTGCGGCGCGCGCGCGGCGGCTCAAGCGCCAGAAGGGTCTCGATCTGATCGTCGTCGACTACATCCAGCTTCTGAGCGGTTCGGCCAACAAGCGCAACGACAACCGTGTGCAGGAGGTGACCGAGATCACGACGCGGCTGAAAGCGCTGGCCAAGGAACTGAACGTGCCGGTGCTCGCGCTGTCGCAGCTCTCGCGCAAGGTCGAGGAGCGCGACGACAAGCGTCCGCAGCTTGCCGACCTGCGCGAGTCCGGGTCGATCGAACAGGACGCCGACGTGGTGATCTTCGTGTTCCGCGAGGAATATTACCTGAAAAATAAGGAGCCGCGCGTCGGCACCGAGGCGCACTTCGAGTGGCAGCAGAAGATGGAAACCTGCCACGGCAAGGCCGAGATCATCATCGGCAAGCAGCGCCACGGCCCGACCGGCACCGTGCCGCTCGCATTTCAGGACGACGTGACGCGATTTTCTGACTTGGCCGACACCAGCCGGCTCCCGGAGGCCCATCAATGACCACGCGCGTGCATTTCGAAGAGCGGCGCGACGGCCGCACCGACGTGATGCTCGGCGTCGTCACCGTCGGCGTCATCGTGGCGGTCGATCATGCCGAGTTGCGCGCCGCCTGGATGCTGGTGCTGCCGCCCTGGTCGCAGCGCTGGAGCTTTGAAATCGACACCGAGGCGGCACAAGGCGCGGCGCGCCGTCGCGTCGCCGAATGGATCGAGATTGCGGGGCTGACGTGAGCGGCCGGCATTCATGGGGCGAACCTGAACGCTTTCTGCACAAGAGCGAGCGCGAGTGCCGCAACGGCTGCGGCGTCATCAAGGTGACGCGGCATGAGGGCGGCGCGCATTGGATCGAATTTTGGCGCGACGGCGAGCGGATTCCGGGAAAGCGCACGCCAATCTGCGAGCGGGTGAAAGTTGGGGCATGAGCGGGCACAACTATCGCATTTCGGTGATACCGGCCGGCGCGGTCATCGATCCGCGCCTTAAGGCGCAGGATATCCGCGTCTTGGCCTTGCTGGGTCGCCATACCAACAAGCACGGCTGGTGTCGCCGCAGTCAGACCGAGATGGCCAAGGAACTCGGTTGCTCGCGCGGCACCGTGCAGGGCGCGATCGCGCGCGCGGTCGAGGCGGGCTGGGTCGAGGTGAAGCTTGAGGGGCGCGGCAGCGTCGGCCCGGATCCGGACAAGCAGCCTTTCGCGGCGCATTCCTATCGGGTTTTGCTCGATGGGGAGCGTGAGCCTCCAGCTATGCCGGAGGCGCATGACGACGGCGAAACCGAGGGGGGGTGCCAACATATTGGCACCCCGGGTGCTAACCCTGACGTGGCACCGGGTGCTAATCCTGGCGTAGCACCGGGTGCTAATCCTGGCGTGGCACCCTTAGAAGAGGTTTCTTCTAACCAGTTATCTGAACAAGGTGAGAGAGACGCGCGCGCGAGCCGTCCGGTGAAGGAGTTCACCGATGTCTGGCCGACGGCGGCGATCGACGACCTCGACCGAACGGCGCGGGCATGGGCTTCGCTCTCCGCGCTCGATAGAGACGCGGCGTTCGACGCCATCCCGACGTTTCTCGAAAGCCTCAAACAGCATCGCGGCGCCAAGGCGCATGTTCCCGCCGGCTGGACCTATCTGGAACAACGTCGCTGGGAACTGCTGCCCAAGCCGCCCGCGCCGGAAACCACGCAAGGCGTCGTGTTTACGCGCTGGTCGCGCGACTGGTGGGCGGCGTTGATCGCGCGCTGCCAGCGCGGCGCGCCGGTCGCGATGATGATCAGCCAGGCCACGCACGATCCGAAAGGGAACTGGCAGGAACGCGCGGGCGACATGCCGCCGGCGGATGTGATCGCGGCTTTCAAGGGTTTTCCGTCCGATGGCGAGGTCATGGCCGCCTGGTTGCCGTGGTTCGAGCGGCATGGCGTCAAGCTACCGCTCTGGCGCTCTCGCTTCTGGGTACATCTGCCCGGCGAATACCCACCGGTCGAGGCGGCCGATGAGGTCGAGGCGGAAGAGGTCGAAGACGACGGTTCAACGGAGGCGGAATGATGGACGGGACGACGTTGCCGGAAATGACGATTGCTGATTTGGACCCGGATGATCGGATGCCGTCTTGCCAATGGCCGCGGACCGAGATGCCGCGGTCGCAACTCAGGGGTCTGCGTTGGCATGTCGTCCACATCGCCAACCCGAGTGACGACGATGTCACTCAGGCGCTGAAGAATGCCGGCTACGAGAACTACTATCCGAAAACGATCGAGATGCGTGCGCTGGCCCGTCGGCACATGAGCGCCGCCCAACGCAAGAGCACCGTGAAGGTGATGAAGCGCGTTGAGATGCCTCTGTTCAAGGCCTATCGCTTCGTGCGCTACGACGTCATGGACGGCCGGTGGCACGATCTGTTCGAGCTCGTCGGCATACGCGGCGTGTTGTGCATCGAGGGCACGGCTCGTCCGCAGCCGGCGCCCGTGATGGATGAGGCAATCGCCGCATTGCGGGCCACCGAAATTAACGGGCTGATCCCAGGCAAGGTCACGGTGCGCGAGCTGGCCTATCGGATCGGGGAAGAGGTGCGGATCAACAATGGTCCGTTCATATATTTCAACGGAGTTGTGCAGGACGTGCCCGCTAAGCCACTTGACGAGCTTGACGGCAGCGAGAGACTCAAGCTTCTTGTCAGCCTGTTCGGGACTGTGGTGCCGGTTGAGTTGGAAATCGGCGATATCGAGAAGCTCCCGCCGCCACGTTCACAGCCACGCTAGCAGCCACGCTCCGAACCACGCGGAGTGGCCGCGCACGGAATAAAGCCCGCCAGAGATGGCGGGTTTTTCTCGTTCAAGGGATGCGAGGCTCTCACCGGCCTTTGTGCTCTGAAAGGACGTCCCATGTAGCTCTCCAAAGGACATCGTTTTGGGAATGAGAGAAGCCCCGGGCGTGAACCCGGGGCTTTTTCGTGCATATGGTATGCCTGCCGGTTTCAAGATCGACATCAACAGCGGACTTGGCGGTCTGCTCACCGCGCTGACCGAGCGGGAAAAGGACGTCACTTTCTGGACCGCTGCTGCACTCACCGCGACCGCGAAGGATGTCGAAGCCGCTGAAATCGCCAAGATGTCGAAAGTCTTCGATCGGCCGACACGCTTCACGCTCAACGCGTTGTATGTGAAGCCGGCGACCAAGACCGACCTGGTTGCCGAGGTGCGCTTCAAGGATGGCTTCGGCTCGATCCCGGCCAGCCGCTACCTCGATCCTCAGGTTCATGGAGGGCCGCGCAAACACAAGAGCCACGAGCTGCGGCTCATCCGTGCGGGTCTGATGCGACAGGATGAATATGCCGTGCCGGGCAAGGGCGTGACGCTCGATGCCAACGGCAACATGAAAGGCTCGGATATCGAGCGCATCCTGTCCCAGGTGGGTGCTGCCGAACAGACGGCTGGCTACCAAGCCAATGCGACGAAGAAGTCGCTGAAGCGTGCCAAGCGCAAGGGTGTTGGTCGCTACTTCGTGCTGCGCCCTGATCAGGGCAGTGCCCGCTACCAGCTGCGGAACGTGAGGCCGGGTATCTATTGGCGCAAGGGAGCGCGCGACATCGTGCCCGTGATCGTATTCGTGAAGCGCCCGAACTACACCAAGCGCTTCCCCTTCTACGAGACGGCGCAAGAGGTCGTGGCGCGCCGCTTTCCTGTGAACTTCAAGGCCGCGATGGCGAAGTACCCACCTCGCCGATGAGAGTTAGGGGTGGGGGGGTCTTTGGGTCCTTCCCCATACCGCATTTGGCGCGAGTAATTCGACCCCCGAAATTTTTTCAGTCGAAATCAAAATCAACAGGGTTGACGGTGGTTGACGATGGACAATCAACCGGTTGACGGTACGGGGCAAGCGTCCATTCCTGAGGTTTGGGTTTCGATTACGGACCTGGCGCAGCTAAAGAAGGTCAGCAAGGCGGCGATTTCCAAGCGCGTGATCAAGCTGGAAGGCGACAAGCTGATCACGACGCGGATGGACGGGAAGGAAAAGAAGGTCAACATCGTCGAGTTCGACCGGGCGATTGGCGCGAACACGGATCCGGCGCAGATGCTGCGCAACCCGGCCGGCATCGCGATGCCATCACCGGCGGCAGCCGAAGACGAGACGCCGCCGTCCCCGAAGTCGCCCGGCTACA